AATCTAAAACTTGTTTATCATAATCATTCATATCTCCTATAACAATTATTTCATATCCTTTTTGAATATAAGAATAAATTATGTTTTGTAGAATTTGTGCTTGACCTTCACGTTGTGCACATCTTTTAGAATCAGTTGGAATTGCTATTAAATGAGCTCCTATTAAAGCTATATTAATTGTTTTTACTGAATTTGTACTCATTACTTTAAATTCTGTTATATAATGTTTTGAAACTGTTGTAGTTGAAGGTGAACCAATATAGCCACAAGTTGATTCTGGAATAGGATATTCTACTTTTTCTTCACTTCTATATAAATTAATTATAGGATCAATCTTAGTTATTAATCCAACATTTTGACCTGTTCCAGTATCAGTTCCTTTTTTAAGATATACATTATAATCATTACTGTTAGTTAGTAATTGTGTTAACATATTTAATTCATCACAACCTTCTACTTCACATAGATTTATTATATCTGGTTTTAATACATTTATAGTATTTGCAATATAATTCATATGTGTTTCGGCATCAGTTATACTTTTCCAAGTACATCCATTTCCAGGACAATCCATAGGACTATAATAATCAATAAAAAGCCATTCAACATTATATTGAACTAAACGTAGACTATTTTTTGATTGTCTTCTATCTCCAAAACAAGATACATTAGGACACTCTGTATCTGAAGTAACTAATTTTAAATTAGAAAATATATTTAACAAAAAAGCAATAACTAACAAATAATTCATTATTTATATATTAATAATATATAAATAAATAACTTAAAATTGAAATAATTTATATTATAAAATTATAAATATATAATAATCTATATGAATCCAAAAATATATCCATTAACACCATATACAATGTATTTTGACGGTTGTAGTAAAAATAATCCTGGAGAAGCTGGTATTGGAGTTGTTGTATATAATTCTAATCTTGAAGAAATTATTGTAATAAACAAAGCAATTGGTATAAAAACTAATAATGAAGCTGAATATATGGCGTTAATTGAAGGCTTATTAGCACTTATTATGCATGGAATAACATCAGTTACTATATTTGGTGATAGTCAACTAGTAATAAATCAAGTAACAAATAAATACAAAGTAAAATCAGATAATTTAATTCCATTATATAATGAGGTAAAAGAATTAATAAAAAAGTTTGACTATATAGAGTTTATGCATATTTTACGTAATAAAAATAAGCGTGCAGATCAATTAGCCAATACTAGTTTATTAGTAAAATAGTTTATTAGTAAAATAGTTTATTAGTAAAATAGTTTATTAGTAAAATAGTTTATTAGTAAAATAGTTTATTTATATAATAATATAAAGAAATGAAGACAATTTATATTATTGAAATGAATTTAGATGTTGTTGAATCAAAAAAAGACAATAGAAAAATGTATGTAGAAATGTCAAAATCTAATATAGATAAGTATATTTATTATAAAGATTTTAGAGAAGCATTTGAACTCTTAATTTTGGTTCTTGAAAGATTAGATGAAAATGAAAAAATAGATTTTATTAAGTATTACAGTATGAATATGAAAGAATTATTTTATTAAATTATTATTATATAATTACTATAATATTATTTCAATATTCAAGTAAATGCATATTTAATACTGATTTTGGTTTAAATTTTAGTAAATCTAATTCTTTTTTTGTTGTTGGGAATAAATCAAAACCATAAATATCTTGCAATAAAAGCCACTCAAATAATCCTCCATTATAACAATATAAATTGTAGAACCCCATAGTTGCTAATTTATTGCATTTTATTTTTACACTTTCATCATTGCAATTTTTTCCATAAATTACAATTCTAATACCTTTATTAGAATTAAAAAAATTATTAATTAACTCTTCTTCTCTATCTGCGAATATAGTATTTGTTATTAAACATTGCTGTTCTGAATTAGGTAATGTATTTATTAATAAAAATACTTCAGGATTTTTTATAATTGTTTGTATATCTTCATAGTTTATATTTTGTATAGAAGCACTTTGACCCATTATTAATTATTAATTATTATCTATAATATTTAATATTTGTATTATTTTTAAATATTATTTTTTATATTTAGTTTATTATTTATTAAAGTCTTTATAATTTGAAAAAATCACTATTTATATAATGAAATATCAAAAAACTAGTTAGTCCAAATATTACATCAACTAACAAATATATATATGCCATATTATTACTATTAATAGCATTTATTGCAAATAGTAAATATAATAAACCATGAATAGGTCTTAAATTATTCCACCAAATTTTATCTCCAAATACTTCTGCACCTGTTTGTCTTGATTTTGTAAAATAAATATAAAAAAATCCTATTGTAGGTAATAAAGCTAAGTAGCCAAGCATTTGTAACCAATATTTATTAGAATTTTTAGCTAGATAAACAAATAATAAACGAGTTGGTATACAACCTAATAAAAATAATAAAAATCTTTTTTGAATATTATTCATTATTTATTATTTATTATATAATTATAGCTATAAAAAATTATAATTATATTTATTATTATAAATTATTACTAATTAAATTTTACAATAATCTCAACCTTTTCTTTTTTAATGCTTTTTGTTGCTGAAATAGATAATTCCTCTCTCTTCTTTCTAGTTTTAGAATTTGTATTATTATCTATCTTTAGTTCCTTACGCTTACTTGTACTATTACGTGAATTCATATCTTTTTCAATAGTATCATAATTTTTTTCAATATAATCAACCACTTTATTTTCTAATGCCCATTTAAAAAAATTTAATTGACCAATAGTTGTTTCAATACTATTTCCTTTTGTATAAGGAATACTAATTCTATCCCAACGACAAAATGGATCAAATCTGCGTTTAGAATATGCTTTTAATTTTAATTTATAATCATCATAAACCTTAAAACGTTTTACATCATTTAAATTAAAATTATCTTTAATTTCATAAATAGTATAATATTTTTTAGCATAATTAGTTGCAAACCAATCAACAATACGAAGTGAAATTTTTGATTCACCTGTTATTATACGAAGCATCTTATCCAAATTATTATTTATATTATAATTTTCATCTTCATCTTCTACTTTATAAAAAACTAATAGATTTTTTAATAGTAAATCATTTTGAGTTGTATATGTTGTTATATTATTCATTATGTAAGATTTTACTTAATTTATTTAAGTAGTTTTAACACATTAATATATTTTAGTAAAAATTATAATTATTTAATATTTTATTAACTTTTTAGTTATTTTCTAAATAGATAATATAGTTCAAATGAATAATTTTATGGATAAATATTTTGGTCCTTTACCAAGAGAATACTGCGTTTATTTTTATGCTTTATCTATCTTTTTTGGCTTTGTTTTTATTGTTAGTTTAGGATCATTCTTAGCCGTACTTGTTTTTAATTTTAAAAAAATGAATGCAATGGTTATTGTTAATGGAATTATGGTTTTGATTAATGCATTTTTAGCTTATTTAGTTAATCGTCTATTGCATACTATGTGTGTTAAAAGTATCTAAAATTACTTATATTATTATTTATATTTTTATTTTTATTATAAATTATTATTTTCAATTGGTTTTCCTATTGATGTATTTATTGGCTTTAGAAAATTATCTCTAGTAAAAATATCATCTACATAATTAGATCCATTTAGAAAAGGATTTACACCTCTTTGAGCTAGCATTTCTCTATCTGCAATTCTTGTATCTAAGTCTTCTCTTTTTGATATTTGATTATCTAATTGATTTCTAGAAAATACAGAATTAGTGATTCCAATTAATTCATTATCATTATTATTATCATACATAAACTGATTATTTAAATAATTTTCTTCTAATGATTGATTTATAGCATTATATTGTTGAAAAGTACTATCAAAATTTTCTAAATCAAGGTCATTTGTATTTAATATATTTTTTTCTTGTTTTTTTTCAGGTGCAGGTCTAGCACTTTTATAATAACTTTCTCCTAAACTCCATTTCCAACATTGTATTTCTTCATTTGAATATTTTATTTGATTATAAGTATATTGTTTATTTTCATTATAGTTTTTCATTACATTATATAAATTTATTTAATTATTTAGATAAACTTATATATAATCTAATCATCCATTTTTACAATAGTTAAATTTTGTGTAAATAAAAATGCCTCTTTGTTAGTTCTTCGTCTTTTTAAATTACATTCTAAACAAGCTACAACAAGATTTCCAATATTATGTCCTATATCATTATTAATTCTATCTAATGACCATTGTTTCATTTCACGAACAATTTCATATAATATATATACTTCACAATTACAATAATAACATTTTAATTTACAATCATTTACTAGCTTTATAACTTCTTCATAACTAACAAACTCTTTTTCATTATATTTCTTTTTTAATATATCTTGTTGTCTATAACTAGCTAATTTATTTTTAATATTATTTTTATAATAATGAAGTGAATTTAATGTATTTGTATCAAATAAATTATTAATATTATTTACATTATTATAATCATTATTATTATTATTAATTGTTTCTAATAACATTTTTGTTAAATTATATTGCCTTTCATAAAGTAAATCATCTTGTTTTAATCCCCAACTTGTTGTTTCAACTTTATATTTTTTTTCTTTCTCATAACTAATATTTTTATCTAATGTATTAGTATTTATTTTTGATTTGGATTTTATTTTAGGTTCTGATGGATTTATAAATATTTTTTTAATATCCATTCTATAAAACTACAAATATAATATTATTTATTTATATTCTTAAATTTTTACTATATATAATATATAAAAAAATAAGTTAAACTTAATTTTATATATACATATATAAAGGCTTATAATAAATGATTAATGAACAAGAAAATATTGAATCTAAAATAGAATCTAAAATAGAATATAAATTAAATAATATAAAATATAAATCAATGGTATTAAACGGGTTATCTTGGCCTGAATCAAAATCTTCAAATGATTTAAATAGTCTAGATATTTTTTTGGAAAAGGAAAAAAATAATAATAATTCTGAACCATGGAGTAAACAAGATAAAACATCAAAAATGAAACGTCTTACTATATTTGCTAAACGTTTTCAAGAAGAAAATAAACTAACAGATAACGAATGTAATCAATTAATTACTTTTTTTAGAGATTGTCTTGATAGAAAGAAACTTCTTAGAGTTAAAGATGTTATTTGTGATAAAGAAACTGGTGAAATAAAGTCTATTCCTGCTCTTCAATATAATAAATCTACAAATAATTATACTCTTAAAAATATAGATAAGAGAGTTTCCACAATTAAGAGTCTTGGACCAACAAAAAAAATAAATGGAACTATTAAACATATTTCAAATGATAGCGACTCAGATGATGAATAAAATTGAAAGTATTTTTTCTTTAAGTAGTTTAATTATATATTATTTTGACTAACTTAAAAAAGGTGTTTGAAGATTTATTATTTGTATATAAAGATATTAATATATAATAAGATATTGTTATATATTAATATATCTATAAATGAATTTAAATATAAATGAAAAAATGATAGAATATAACTGTAAAAATATAAATGATTTACCTGAACTAGAAAATATTTTGCATAAATTATATCCTACTGATGAATTGTATTTCTTTAATAATGAAGAATGTCTAGAAATGTATGAAACTTGTATTTTCTTAATGGAAGAATTTATTTCTAATAATCCAAAATTAATTTCTGAACCTGATTTTGAAGATATATTTGATGAAAATATTAATGAAATTATGCATTGTAATTTTGATTTTGATATATGTTATAATGAAGATGCACAAGAAGAAATGGATAATATTATTGATATAGCTAAAGAAGATTTTTATAGAGAAACATATCCAATTAGATCTTTTCCATCAAGTATTATATTATATGAACCTGATTATGATTATGTTAATAATCAATTAAATAATCTTAGATCAAAGCCACAACCAGTTCAAAGAACTAAAGAATGGTATGAAATGAGACAAAATCTTATTACTGCAAGTAATGCATATAAAGCATTTGAAAATCAAATAATAAAAAATCAATTAATATTTGAAAAATGTCAACTAACACAAAAACAACTATTTGAAAATAATATTTTAGATCAAGATAAAATTCAAGATTCTGAAACTAAATTAATTGAAATAAACTCTGCTAATATAGATATACAAATGGTAAATATAAATAGCACATTACATTGGGGACAAAAATATGAACCCTTATCTGTTATGTATTATGAATATTTATATAATACAAAAATAGAAGATTTTGGTTGTATTAAACATGATAAATACAAATTTCTAGGTGCATCTCCTGATGGTATAAATATTGATCCTAATTCAAAAAGATATGGTAGAATGTTAGAAATTAAAAATATTGTTAATAGAGAAATTGATGGAATTCCTAAGAAAGAATATTGGATTCAAATGCAGCTACAAATGGAAGTATGTGATTTAAATGAATGTGATTTTTTAGAAACTAGATTTACTGAATATTCTGATTATAATGCATTTATAAATGATACTACATTCGATATTTATGAAGATGAAGAAGGTAATGAATTTAAAAATATTACTTTATCAAAAGATGAAAAACAAAAAGGAATAATAGTTTACTTTCATACAAAAGAAGGTAAACCTTATTATGAATATAAACCATTAGATATTATACATCCAGATGATATACGTTTGTGGGAAGAAAAAGCTATTGATGTATATCAAGGAGAAAAATATAATTATATATTTGTAAAATTTATTTACTGGAAATTAGATGAATATAGTTGTGTATTAGTTCAAAGAAATAGACAGTGGTTTCAAGACAATATTCATGAAATGGAAGAACTATGGTCTATTGTATTAAAAGAAAGAATAAATGGATTTGAACATAGAGCTCCTAATAGTAAAAAGATAAAAAAAGAGATTAATAATACTAACAATTTAAATCAAATAAAAGTAGAAAAATTAGATATTTCAACAGATACAAATATAAATAATTCAGGTTGTCTATTAAAATTTATTAAACCAAAAATGCAACAAATAAATAATGATATAAAAGAAATACCAAATATATTAAATTTAGAACTTCAAATAGATTTAGATTCAAATACTAAATAATATTATATATTCAAATGATTAATATATAATATAAATTATTTAATATAAAATATTTTCATTACTAGGTATAGACCAAAATAATTTATTTGGTTCTGTTCTATAATATCCAACACGAGCTCCGGTTCCTTCTTCTGCTTCTGGTAATGGTTTAATTATATTTGACTCATTTTTTATATCATGATATACTGAACCACAAAATTCTGGTCTTGTACAAATTCCAATATCAGGATTTTTAAAATAACGCAAGTTATTTGTTATTTGTTTATACGAACCTACTGTAAATACAGGATATTTCCACCATATTTCACTAGCACTATCATTAGATACATCATTTTTTCCTATTAATGGAAAATCATTTAAAATTGCTTGATCAACTGAAACAGGAAAATCTCCTGGTGTCTTAAGATCATTTGATTTAAAATAATTTACAGGTGTAAAGCCTTCATTTAATTGTTTTTTTATAAATGGCGCTAAAAATAGTCCTAATATTAATATTATTGATAAAAATATAATTGCTCCAATGACTTTATTTCTCATATATAATATTGTAATATTATTTTTGATGTGTTACTTAAAATTAATTTATTTAGTAAATGTTTTATTTTTAATAGTATACTTATTATATTTATTAATAAATTCTTGTTTTTCTTTATCTGTAAAATTATTTTGTTTGATATAATAATGCATTTTTGCAATGCCATTTATAGGATTTAGTGTTTCACATATTAAATTATTTACAATCATTTTATCATGCTTTTCTAATAAAATATTATATAAAAATTCTCCTGAATACTTTACCTTATAAACAGTTTTATCATTATTAATTTTATTTAATAAATCGATTGCCTTAATCATTTTTCCATTATAAAATAATTCGTGATTTCTAGTAATAAGTGTTTGTTCACTAGGAATATTTTTTGCTAAAGCATCTTTTTCAATGCAAACTAAGAAAGAATCTTGTGTAATTGTTTTAGTAATAGTAACTATTTTATTATTACGAATAGTGTGAATATTTGTATTAATTTTATCAATTGGAATTACTCCTTGATCTGTTTTTATAGGAGTTCCAGCTGGAAAACATATATTAGATATTGGTGAATCTTCATCTATAATGGATGCAGATGATGGGCTTGGATCTGTTACATTATTTAAATCTGAAATAACCCAATTATAAACATCATTTCCTTTTGAGAAATAAACTAATAAACCATTATTTACATTTTTAGACATAATATTATTATATTCCCCATCATTATTGAAAATATATGTTCTTTCAGTATTTTGTGAAGGGTTCTTTGGTATAAAATATGAATATAATATTTCGTTACTATCATCTTGTTCTGCATGCTTTAAATAATATAAATTTATATTCATGCTTATATCATTATCAGAATATATAAGGCCATTAGGACGTTTAAAACGTATTATATCCTCATCTCCATCTGATCCCATGTCTCCGTATGCACCAAATCTAAAAGGTAAATTATCACTTACATCAATATCTATTTTAAAAATTCCTTGTACAGCCCAACCATGATTTATAGTAAATGTACGTCCAAATGCATTACAAGTTTGAGTATTAAATACACCATCATCCTCATTTCGAGGGTATAATTGAGGAAAGTAATACTTACCAGATTGTACATCA